TGTCGCGGGCGCAGAAGGGCAGAACCTTCTCGGATGAGACTCGAAAGCGAATGAGCGAGGCTGCAAAGAAACGCGTGCACCCGCCTCACTCCGAAGATACGAAGGCAAAGATACGCGAGTCGAACCGGCTTCGCAGGAGCAGATGTAATGGCAATCCCCAATAAGGAAACACGAGCCTTCAGAGTGACCGAACTGCGCGTGACGCAGTCCGAGTCGGGCAGTCGTACTCTGGTCGGATACGCCGCCGTTTTTGGCTCTCCGTCTGAGGATTTCGGCGGATGGACCGAGGTCATCGATTCCGGTGCCTTCACTCGCACGCTCTCGGAGGGGGCTGATGTCCGCTGCTTGGTCGAGCACGACCCGGCCCGCATCGTTGGCCGCACCAAGAGCCGGACCCTCCGCGTTACTACGGACGACCACGGCCTCCGCTTCGAGTGCGATCTGCCGGATACCTCCGTTGCTCGTGACCTGATTGTGTCCATCGAGCGCGGGGATCTCGACGCCTGCAGCTTCGGCTTCATCGCGCAGAAGCAGGAATGGCTGTACGACGAAACGACGGACGAAGCCACCCGAACATTGCTCGACGTGGACCTCCTCGATACATCAGTCGTAGCGTATCCCGCTTATCTGGCGACCAGCGTAAGCGTTCGCTCCCTGCCGGATTCCATGCCGGTGGAGATGCGTTCGCGCTTCGAAGCCCGCCGTAACGCTTCGATCGAAGTGCAGATGCCCGCAGAAGAGCGAGCGCTGACCGATCAGTGCACCTGTGCCTGTCCCCAATGTCTCTCCGGTGCCTGCGGTATCTGCAGCGCCGACCCGCGCTGCGACGGCGTCGAGCAGAAGTCCGCCGACAACTGGCAAGCCGACACCATGCTCCGGCTGCGTATCGCCGAGGCCTCCTAAGTTTTCACTCCCGTTCCGCGCTGCTCAGGCAAAAACGGACGGTATCTCACCCCAAAAAAGGAACTTAACAAAATGACCTACCGTGAAATGGTCGAAAAGCGGAATCGCATCCTGGCAGAAGCTCGCCAGGCCATGTCGGCTCCGGAACTGTCCACCGAGCAGCGTGCGAAAGTCGATGCGATGCTCACTGATGCCAACGCGCTGAAGGCCGACATCGAGCGGCTCGACGCGTGCGCGGAGTCTGAGGAGCGTTCGCTCCCGACCGGTCAACTGCCTCGCGAAGGCTTCGGCGGCGCTGAGGATCGGGCTGCAGACACCCGCAGCCACGAAGAGCGCAACGTCGCGACGAACAAGGCACTCCGCTCATTCCTGCGTGGCGAGCGCTTCGAGCAGCGCGATCTGACCGTCGCCGCTGACGGCGGAGTGATGATCCCTGTCGCCGCTCTGCCGCCCGTGGTGGCTCAGCGCAGCGCTGGCTCCATCTACGACATCGTCGGCCATGTGCGGACGACCACGGGCGAGGACATCCGCTTCCCGCTGTGGGACGATAGTGCGAACGGCCTGGTGCTCGATTCCGTGGCCATCGGCAACGGCACCGATCCGAGCGTCAACGGCGTCACGATCAAGACGGACGGTCTTCGCACCGGCGATCCTCTCCTGCTCGACAACAAGCTCGTGCAGGACGTGAGCTACGACCTGGTCAGCTACGTCAACCAGGCGATGCAGCAGCGGTACCTCCGTGGCGTTTCGCAGGCGATCAATTCGGGTAACTCTTCGAACTTCGTCGGCCTCAAGGGGAACATCCCGACGCCGGTGACGACCGAGACTGCCAGCGTGATCGGCTACGACGACTTTGTCGCCCTGATCGCGGCTCTCGATCCGGCGTACCAGCCTGGTGCGGTGTTCACGTTCTCCAACACCACGTTGGGCGCGGTCCTGAAGATCAAGGACACGACTGACCGTCCGATCTTCATTCCGTTTTTGGACGGCGCGAAGTCCGGGTTCGCTGGAACGATCCTCGGCTACGCGGCCAAAATCAACCAGTATGCGGACACCGTCGCCGACAACAACGTCCCGGTGATGTTCGGCGACTTCGCGATGGGCTATCAGTGCCGCGAGGTCAACCCTGGCCTCGTGCTCAAGCAGTCGGCGCAGCGCTGGATCGAACTCAACCGGCTGGGCATCGTCGGCTTCGCCCGCGCAGGCGGCGCTCCGACGCTGGCGAACTCCACAACCTACTCGCCCATCGTCGGCCTGAAGGTCACGGCAGCGAGCTAATCCAACCGCTCCGGGGAGCGAATAACTCCCCGGAGCACTTCACCATGAAACGTCCCCGCAAACCAAAGCAGCCAAAGCCTGCTCCGCCCAAGCCTCTCTTCTTTTACATCTTTCCCGGCATCATCTGAGCCCTCCCTCATGCCTCTCTCCTATCGCGAACTGAGCCAGCCCGCCATCGAGCCCGTGTCGCTCGACTTGGCAAGACAACATCTCAGGTGTTATTTCGATGATGACGACGGCTACATCGTGTCGCTCATCACGGCTGCACGTCAGCGCGTGGAAAAGATCACGAACCGCGCGATTTTCAATCGGAAGATGCTGCTCACGCTGGATTATTTCCCCTGGCCGGGCTGGGGCAGCACGACAGGCTCAACAGCACACGACTATTTCATGCACTGGTACTACCGTGGTCTGACGATCCGGCTCCCGAAACCAGCGACCGTGAGCGTCGAGTCTCTCAGCTATCTCGCGAACGATGGCGTCACGGTTGTGACCATTGATCCGTCGAAGTACACCGTCGATCTGACGAGCGAACCTGCTCGCATCTCGCCGGTCCCCGGCTACACCTGGCCCTATCAGCAGAACTACATCCCTGGCCAGGTGCGGGTGACCTTCACCGCCGGGACGTATGAACTGCCGGTCACCGAGCCAATCGTCGTCCCGAACGCGGCACCTTACACGTACACGCTGCCCTCGACACTCATCACGTTCGGTGGACTCGCGGACGCGGATAACGCTCCAGTGGTCTGCACGAACCAGGGTGGAGTTCTGACGTTCAACGCCTCGCAGGCCGGTCAGACACTCACCGCCTCCTACACGGTTAACAACTGTCCGCAGACCATCGTCCAGGCGATGTTGCTGCTCATCGGCCACTGGTACAACCACCGCGAAGCTGTCTCCGCCGACAAGCTCACGGAGGTTCCAGAAGCGGTCGAGAGTCTGCTCGCGGGTGAAGAGTTCGACACGTATTGGGGCAACTGATGCCGAAGACGCCGAACCTCAATCGCAAAATCCAGATCCAGCAGCAGACCACCCAGGCGGATGCTGCCGGTCAGCCGCTCGACAACTGGACAACCGTCTGCACTTGCTGGGCTGAGATCGACATTCAGAACTCTGCGCTCATTTACAACACCGCCGCGTTTATGTCGAAAGTCGTGCACCGCATCACGATCCGCTGGTCCCGGAGCTACACCTTCGCGCCCAACATGCGCGTCGTATATCCCGATCCGGCAACTGGCATCAATCGTGTGTTTAACGTCGAGGCCGTTCTGAACCCGCTCCAGAGCAATCAGTGGGTCACATTCCTGGCCTACGAGCTTCAGGCCCAGGAGTAAGTCATGATCGAGACGACTCTCCAGACGCTGCTGACCACCAGCGCTCCGATCAGGGCAATCACGACCAGCGTCTATCCGGTCACGCTGCCGAAAGGCATCGAGACTCCGGTCATCTGGATCTCCTGGAAGACGGTAACGAGCGTCTCAAACCCAACCTTCACTACGACGGGCATCACCCGGACCCGCATCCAAATCGACTGCTGGGCTGCTCGCTATCTCGATGCCGCCAATCTCCGCGCCGCAGTCCGCTCCGTCCTCGACGGCTACCATGACGGTTCGATCGCCATTCAGTCCCTGAGCGACACGGACATCTACGACGACGTGCTTCTGGAATACCGCGCCATCCTTGAGTTTTACGTCTGGCACGTCTGAAAACGCCCCCAAATTCTGGACTAAATCCCTCAAACCCCTGTGTGCCACCACACAGGAACACACAGGAGTGTGCAATATGGCAACAAGCAAAGGACAAGTACCGGGCATCGGCGCGGTTATCTCTTACGTTGGCGCGACCGGCGCGGACGATCCCACCCCATCCGTCATCGGTGAGCCGACCGACGCAAAGTTCAGTGGACGCAAGCGCGACGTCGCCGATAGCACATCGTTCGCTTCCGGCGGCATCAAAGGCAAGCTGGGTACAATCCTCGACCTCGGCCAGATGAGCGTGACGTGCGTCCGAGTTCCCGCCGACCCGGGTCAGGTCGCAGTCGTCACTGCAAACGTGAACGGTGGCTCCTACGACTTTACCGTCCAGCTCCCGCTCGATGCCGAGGCCGACCAGACCACGAAGGGCGATCTCATCACCATCAGTGGCATCGTGACCGAGGCGAACTTCGATGTGCCGTTGACGAAGGTCGGCGAGTTCACCTTCACGGTGGACATCACCGCCTATACGGTCACCCCAGGCAGCTAGACCTCTTCCGGGTGCGGTGATCGTATGCGCCGCCCCATCCTGTAACTCACACACCAGAGGAGAAATCATGTCCCGCAAAATCGCACAGAGCAGCGTCGATCCGACACTGCCGAAGACTCCCGTCACCATCGACGGCAAAACCTATGACCTGTGCCTTGACCTGGGTGCTTTGGCGGAGGCCGAGTCGGCACTCATTGCCGAAGGTCATCATGGCGTGAATCTGCTGATGGCACTCCCAGCACAGACGCTGTCCAGCACGCGCATCATCTTCGCCGCCGCGCTTCGGACGTTCCATCCTGAGATTGCCTTCGAAGATGCGAAGAAACTCCTCACGCTGGGCGCTCTTTATGACATCGCTCTGAAAATCCAGGAAGCCTGGCAAGCGGCCACTCCTGAGCCCGAGAAGACCCCATCGGACCCTTCGCAGCCCGGCGACGAGTAACCGTCGGGCCAGCTCCCACCCGGGAGCAGATGTGGATCTCATGGTGGTCCTTCGCCACCGTGGACCTCGGCCTCAGTAATGAGCAGTTCTATTCGCTCACGCCGCGCATGCTGCACGCGCTCCGCAAGCGCCACGAGCGGCAACAGGAGCATCAGGACGCGATGTTGGCTCAGCTCACCTCCTGCCTGGTCAACTTCAGTTATCGCGCCCCCGAGAAGCCGACCAAATGGCAGGATTTCATGCCCGGCGACAAGTACCAGAGTCAGTCGAGCAAGAAACCCCGACGCCTCACAAAGAAGCGCCGACACGAAATCGTTCAGAACTTCCGGTCCTGGTTTCCCCGCCAAAAATAAATGGACAACATCACCATGACGCTGGACTCGAAAGAGTTGCAGCAGAAGCTCGACCAGCTCAAGGGCGAGCAGCTTGAAAAGATCATGCGAAAGGCTCTGCGTGACGGGGCAAAGGTCTATCAGGCCGCTGTCTCCGAGGCTGCACCAGAGCGAGTCGAGACGACCGAGGGCTCTGATGCGCTCCCTCCTGGTGCTCTGAAGTCCGACGTCATCGTCACCAAAGTGCCCAGCCAGGGCGGCCCGATCTATGAGGTCTGGTTCGGCAAGCTCACCCGGCACGTGGCCTTCTGGGTCGAGTATGGCCACCGTCTCGTTCGCGGGGGTACCTCGCGTGTGCTCAAGTCAGGGAAGACCCGGGGCAAGGGACGCGAGGTCGGCCAAGTAAAACCGCATCCCTTCTTCCGCGATGCGTTCGAGCATTCCACGGACGCCGCCGCAAAAGCCATCTCGGATTCAATCACCAAACAAGTAGACCGCGCATTCAAGGGTAAGTAATGTCCGAAGCTCTCACAATCATCGTCAAGGGTGATGCGGCGCAGTTCACCCGCACGATGCAGACGGTGGACCGCGCCATTCAGAAGGCGCAGGGATCGGTGCGCAGCTTCGGCCACTCGACCACATCGAACACTCAGGCCGCATCTGCCGCCATCCGCCTTCTCGAAGGCGACATGACGAACATGGTCAGAGCCGCCGAGAACTTCGTCGGTCGGTCGCGGATGCTCTCCGGCGTGCTGAAGACCGCCTTCCCGGTCATCGGCGCTGTCGCTATCGGTGCCGTGATCGCCGAGGGGACGCAGCGGCTCCTCAAGTTCATCGAAACCGCGAACCGAGTTCCGCAGGCACTCCAGAACGCGTTCGCATCATCAAATCTCACCATCACGGCAAGCAATGACGCTCTTCAGAAGTCAAACGACGAGCTGCGGAATCAGATCTCGCTCCTGGAGAATCGACCGGGCAACGACATCGCCCTCGCTCTCGATGATGCGCGCATAGCAGCGGACAAGCTGGCGAAGTCGCTGGGCGAGGACCGCAAGCAGTTCGCGGCGATGCTGAAGGAGAACTCCCTCGGCATGTTCGCCGGGGTGCTCACTCACCAGGGGAACACCAACGGCACAGCCGGACTCGTCAACTATTGGTCCCAGCAGCTCCAGCAAAGGGGCAACGCCGTTGTCATCGCGCAGCACCAGTATGGCGTCGGCAGCTCTCAGGACAAGACAGCTCAGGCCGCTCTCGCCCAGCGGCAGCGTGACGCCGAGGCGAGCGTCCGACAGCGGCTGTCTCAGCTTCAGGCGATGCAGCGTCATCACGTCTCCGGCTGGCGCAGCATGGGCAGCGGTGCTACCGCAGATCAGACCGGGAATATCGACATTGCGCAGGGCTACCTTTCGCAGCTCTATGGCCGAGACAATGAGGCATCCCTGGAGAGCGATAACGCGAAGCTCCAGGCGAAGAAAAGCCAGCTTGAAAACTCCAGAAAGCTTTCCGAGCAGCAGAAGAAGGCGAACGAGCAGGTAGAGAAGAACGTCCGCGACATCCTGACTCAGCGCCGCCAGAACGATCAGCAGATGGCGGACTATGCCCGGACGCCGGGGCTCATCGCTCCGCATCGACTCCTGGGAATGAATGGACAGGCCGGGGCTGCTCCGCAGGGCCTTGCGCTCAACCGCGACCTCTCACAGAACTCAGAAATGACGAAGGGTCTTGGCGATGCGAGCAAGGCGGCAGTCGGATGGCTCAAGAACATGAATGACGGCGTGGCCATTCAGAAGGCCAACGCCGATGCGCTGGCCGAGCAGTCGCTCCAGATGGCGATCGCTACGGGGCGCATCTCCCGCCTCGACGCCGCTCAGGTGCAGGCGCAGCTCCACACGCAGGAGTACACCGAGACGCTGCGACAGCTCCAGAGCAACCGCGCAGCCATCACGGCACGGACGGACCTCTCGCCACTGGATAGGAAGCAGCAGCTCAGCGGGATCGACAATCAGATCGCGACGCTGAACGGTGAGCGTGCGATGCAGTCGCGCAGCGATCAGGCAGCAATCCAGGCCGCCACGACGATGGGACAGCTCCGGGATGCCACCGCGCAGCTCGCCATCCAGTTCAAGGATCTCGGCGGCCAGCTCTCTACGCTCGCAGTCGAGACGATCAATGGGATCAATCAGTCGCTGGCGACGGCACTCGTCAGTCACGCAAGCAACGGCCAGGAGTATCGCAGGAACATCACCAATGCGCTGTCGGGTCAGGCTCGCCAGCTCGGCGCTCGCGGTCTGAATATGGCCTTCCAGCAGGTGGAGGGGGGACTGTTTGGCAAGCGGGCCGACGGTAGCTCGGCTGCCTCGGCGCTGTGGGTACGAATGGCGGGTGTCGGCGGTGCAGTCGCATCCGGCGCGTCTTCCGTGGGCTCCGGGATCTCCGGGCTCTGGGGTCGCCTCGTGTCACGGCTGCCTCACTTCGCCGGAGGCGGCTCAACGCCATCGAACATGCCCATCGTCGTGGGTGAGAACGGTCCCGAGATTTTCAACCCGGGCATGGCCGGGCAGGTCATCCCCAACCATCGTCTGGCATCCTCGCTGGGCAGCACTCACACCAGCATCTCCGTTGACGCTCGCGGCTCTAACGATCCCGCAGCGGTTCATGCCGCAGCGCAGCGGGCGGTGCTCGCAGCAGTCCCGCACATCCTCGCCGCTTCGCAGGCGAAAGCTGCGGATGATCGCCGCCGCACCGTCGGCAACCGCTAAGGAGATTTCTCATGTCCACAGCTCCAATTGGTCGGCAAGAAGCGGTACGGGGTGTCACCAGCGGCGCGACGACGATCTCACAGAACGACACTCTCTTGGTGACCGGATGGTCAGCCGACGCCCAGGACGGCGCTCCCGTCCAGCGAGTGTCAATCCTGATTGACGGTGCAGCGGTCGGGAACGCCACGCTGGGAGGATCACGACCCGATGTGGCTGCGGCCTATAACAACTCCGCCTACCTCCACTCCGGCTGGAGCTTCAGTTATTCCGGTGCGGAACTAACTACGGGCACACACACAGTCACGACGGAAGCATACGACTCGCTCGGGCTCTCCGCCCAACTAAGCGGCAGCTCCTCAATCACCGTAACTCAGGTGGGTGCAATGCAGCAGATCACAGTAGGGACCAGCACCTACACTCTCGTTTCGATGCCCTCGTCGCCTGCTCCGGCTGACATCTCCTTTGGGTATTCCGACACGGTTGCGACGGTGCCCAACCCCTTCACCCGGCAGATGCAGACGTATACCTGGCCGGGCGGCGACCTGATTACCGTCACGGTCACTCTGCCCCCGATGACGACAGCGCAGAGCTTCGCATGGGAAGCATTCCTCGCCGAGCTGCGCGGCCAGGCGAACATCTTCCAGCTCGGTGATCCCCGCGTATCCGGCCCTCAGGGGACGGTCAACGGTAGCCCTCTGACGACACTCGCTTCTGCGGCTGGCGGGACGGGTAACGTCGCGATGAGCACCACGCTCGGTGTGCAGGGCTTCGCGGATGGCGACTCACTCGCGGCGGGCGACTATGTCCAGGCCGGGTACCGGCTGTATCGAGTCCTGGAATCGACCGGCCCCATCACCGGCGGACAAGCGGCGCTCACCATCTACCCTTCGATTCGGGCGACTCACGGGGACGGCACGGCGGTCGTCGTGCGGAATTGCAAGGGCGTCTTCCGGCTCGCCGGTAATGCCCGCCAGTTCCAGTCTTCACCAGGACGGCTCACTACCATGAGCTTCCAGGCCGTGGAGGTGAGATAATGCCGCGCTCGCTTAACTCCACAATGCTGGCCGGGTTGGTGAGCGGCAATATCTCCCCTGTCTACCTGGCTGACCTCACCTTTACGTCAGGCGTGTATCACGTCTGGTCCGGCGTGGGCAATCTGAGCTGGAACGGGAACGTCTATCAGGGCGTCGGCGACCTCGGTAATGTGAGCGATGTCGTCGAAGGACTGAGCGCCAGCCGCACCGATGGGATGACCCTCACCCTCTCGGGCATCGACACCACACTCCTCAACGATTGCATGGCCGATGTTCAGGTCGGCGCTCCAGTCTATATCTGGTACGGCCTCTTCAGCGAGGGGCAGATACTCGGCGCTCCAGCAGAGCTGTTCGGCGGGATCATCGATAAGCCCTCCATCCAAATCGGTCCGGACACCATGACGATCAGCCTCGCGCTTGAAACGAGGATGATGATGTTCAAGCGACCCACGGCACGCCGCTACACGACAGCCGACCAACGCCGTCTCTATCCCACGGACACCGGCTTTAACTGGGTGGAAATCCTGAACGACATCGCCTTGCGCTGGGGGAGCTGATATATGACTCGTCTTGCTAAGTGGGATACCGTCCACTATCACCAGTTCCTCCTCGACCGGGCCAAAGTGTCATTCGCCTGGGGCACCAATGACTGTGCGCTCTACGCTGCCGATGGGGTGAAAGCCATCACCGGCACGGACATCGCCGACGCCTTTCGCGGGAAGTATCACGACGAGGCTTCCGCGTTCGCGCTCATCAAGAGCGTCACCGGTGGCTCGACTGTCGCCGACGCTGCGGCCTGGTGCGCCGAGAAGCACGGGCTCCCGGAGCTTCCGCATCCGCTCATGGCCCAGCGCGGTGATCTTGTCGTGGCAAAAAACGCCGATGGGACTCCTATCGCTGGCCTCGTTCATTTGAATGGACGCCACATCGTGACGGTATCAACCTCGGGAGCTGTGCTCCTGCCCATCACCGCTGTGCTCCGCGCCTGGCGCGTCTGAGCCGCAACGCAAACCAATAAACACGAACTTAGCAGAGGTGCATTTTGAGTAAGGCGCTCGTCGGTGCTATCGAAATCGGCGCAGCCGTAGGTCTGGCTGCGGCCACCGGCGGCGCTGGCGGCATTCTTGCCGTGGCCGAGCTGAAGGGCGGCGGCTTCCTTGCCGACCTGGCCGTGTCCGCGCTTATCTCCGGCGTGTCGATGGAAGCCGGGGCTGTTGCCGATGCCCTGACCCAGAACCGTGGCATGGGCATCACCACCCGTCAGCCTGCGTCGTATCGCCAGATCATTTACGGCACGCAGCGCGTCGGCGGGATCATGGTTTATTGCTCCACCACTGGCTCAAAGCACGACCAGTACAACATGGTCATCGTGCTGGCGACCCACGAGTGTGACGCGATCCAGAACCTTTACCTGGACGGGCGACGCGTAGCCTGGGAATCCGGTAGCGCGGGACAGGCGAAGAGTTCCCGCAACGGCTACACCTTCGGTGGAAGTGCTGCGGACCAGGATCTCATCGGGCCAAATGGTCAACACTATAACTTCGGTTCACTCGTCTATTGCGAGGCTCGCTTCGGCGACCAAGCCGAAGACGACGTTATTTCCGGGCTTACAGCCAATGACCCTAACTGGGCCGCGACCGCGCAGGGAAGCCCATGGCTGGGCGGGTGCACCTATATATATCTTAAGCTCAAAGCAGATCCCAACATGTTTCCGCAGTTCCCGGAAATCCGCTTCACGATCAACGGGAAAAACAACATCTACGACCCTCGCACCGGTACCTCTGGCTTCACGACCAATTGGGCTCTGATCGCCGCCGATGTGATCGTCGATCCTGTCTGGGGACTTGGCTCTAACACGGTCAATCAGGACCAGCTCGTCGCTGCGGCCAACGTGTGCGACGAGCAGGTAGCGCTCGCCGCCGGAGGAACCGAATCACGCCTCGCCTGTCATTGGCACTATGACACGAGCACGTCACCGGGCGATGTCCTCAATACCCTGATGACCACCAACGAGGGACGCATCTCTCGTGTCGGCGGCGAGTGGTTCATCTACCCGCCCTATTGGACAGGAGTCACTTTCAGCTTCGATGAGAATGCACTCCTCGGTCCCACCATCTCCTGGAACCCAAAGCGGTCTGTCAGTGACCTGGTGAACCGCGTCACCGGCACTTACATTGCGCCTAACTACCCCTACAACGTCGCGGGTAATCTCTACGACGAGAACGGCTGGTACTCGGGCACGATCCAGAACAACTGGCCCTATGCCTTCCAGCCGACCAACTACCCTGATTTCGCCTGCGATCAGGACCACGGCTACGGCACCGGTGTTGATGTCTACCTGACGCAGGACCTGGAAATTCCTCACCCGAAGGACCTGGTGCAGCCCACCTGTCTTTCGATCGCTCAGGCTCAGCGCACCGCAGCGGTGAGTCTCTTCCGCAACCGGCAGCAGGGTTCCGGGACTCTCATCATGAATATGTCGGCCTGGCAGATGGAACCTGGCGACATCATGCAATTCAGCTTTGCGCCTCTGGGCTGGGTCAACAAGTATCTGGAGGTCAGCCTGCTCACCCTGAAGACAGGGCAGTCTCAGGACGCGAGCGGTAACTCCGTCCCTTATCAGTATGTCGAGGTGCAGGTTCAGGAGGCCGATCCGTCTGTCTATGACTGGCAGACCAGCCTTGAGCTGAATGCCTATGATGTCGAGACTGCGCCTCCAGCCACTCCCTACAATGTAGACGCTCCCACCGGCCTGACCATCGAGGATGACAGCACGACCCAGCTCGTGCTGCAGGACGGCACGACCATGCCCCGCGTGCTCGTCACCTGGACTCCGCCCGAGGATACCTACGTTGCAAACGGTGGGCATATCGAGGTGCAGTATTCACTGGCAACCACGGCGAACAAGCCGATGCCAGAGATTCTCAATCCAGTTCACAATCCGAACGACAACACCTACTCCACAGGCTGGCTGGATGCGGGTAACTATCCAGGAATCGCCACGACTTGCTTCATCAATTCGATCAACGCCTCCCAGTACCAGAACATCACTGTGCAGGTGCGTGCGGTCCGCAGCAATGGAGCTTCCTCTGAGTGGGTGCAGGTCAACAATCATGGTCTCAACACTTCCCAGCCCACCATCGCTGCGGGCGCGGTCACCTTTGCGGAAACTGGCGAAACTCTTGAAACGCTGGAGCCGGTGTCGGCTGCTTCCGCTGCGGTGGTCCTGACTGCCACGGGCAACCAGAGGAACCTTGTCCCGGACTCAGATCTCAAGTTCACATCCGCCTACTGGACCCTGAACGCGAGTATCCCCGTAGCCAATGCAGCCGGTGCCGATGGTGCCAATGCGTTCGTCTACACCGGCACGGGTTCCGCCTCGGGTTATCTCTACAATCGGTCCGCGCCCATCCCTGTCATTCCGGGGCAGTCTTACATCTTGTCCGGGTACATTGACGCCACGGCGGTCACCGCTGGCGACGATCCCTACTGGGGCGTGTATCACGCCGATATGTCCGCGATGATCGCGGGGCAGGTGCAGACGCCGGGGAGGAGCGGGCGAGTTTCTATCACGCTCACGATTCCATCTGGCGTCACCGAAGTGCGCGTGGTTTGTGATACCTCCGACTGCACCGTCACCAGTGGCAGCAAGCTGATCTTCTCGAATCCTCAGCTTGAGCTGGGCTCGGTGATGACGTCGTACAAGTCGAACAGTGCCGACGACACCAGTGATGGGTGGCTGCACGAAACCATGTCGTCTGAGGTGCAGTCCGCCATCGAGGCCGGAACCGGTCAGGTGCAGAACCTCGGCGGTGTCGCGGCATCGAGCATCACGCCGATCTCCACCCTCATGCCTGCACAGGCTGGGGCCGATGTGACGGCACAGGCGGGATTCGTCACGATCCTGAATCCCAGCTTCGCAAATCAGGGCACAAACTGGTCGCTGCAGAGCGGATGGAGTATCCAGAGCGGGTATCAGCCACAGACCGGAAGCAACTATGTATCGCAGTTTAGTGCGTCGGCGACTTCTGCCTGCGTCAATCTGAGTAAGGTACCGTGTCAGGCCGGTGACGTACTGAGCGCCACGGCGATGGCGCTCATCAACACCAAGCCGACAGGCGCGGTCTGCGTCAGAATCAATTTCTACAATGCCTCCGGAACGGCCATTGCAACTATCGATGGCAACGACATCTCCGGCTCCACATTGAACGCTGTCGTGTTCTCCCGCTGCACTGCCACAGCAGGAGCAGGGACGGCATATGCAAGCTTCGACTTTGCTGTGTTTACGACGGCGCACGCCATCGTCAATCTCTATTCGATGACCTCCAACTTGAACTTGAGGTCACTGGACGAACTGCCCGATGGCCCGACCTACCAGCGTCCCCTGTACATCACCAATGGTGTTTACACCACATCGAAGGGGCTTGTTCAGCAGGGGTCCATCACCAACCTTGCCGAGGGTGGGGACGGCAGCGTGCTGTCGTACACCGCCAATAACAGCTCCATCGTGATGTCGTGGGTGGCTTTCTACATCTACGCCCCGGATGGGAACGTCTATACCTGCCCCGCCGGAAGCAAGACCTTCAGCAGCCTGGCGGCCAGTACCAAATACTACTTCTGCGCCTACTACCATCTTGTCTCGAACGCGCTCGTGGTTTCATCCACCGGCACAGTGGCCTCGACCCTGCAATTCCAGGCTCAGACGGTGCAGGGCGACGGAAACGTCGGCGTCTGCATCGACTTCACCTGCTCGACCACCGGCTCCTCCGGACAGAGTGGAGGCACCAGCCCCGGAGGCGGAGGAGGGAGAGTCTGTTTCTCCCCCAACACTTTGGTTCTCGTTCAGCGGGATGGCGAGGAAGTCGCCGTCCCTATTGCAGAGGTACGACAGGGCGACCTGGTTACGACGCTGCTCGGGACCCGGCGTCAGGTGTTCTATGTCTCGGCCACGCGGTATTGCGGCTCGATGCAGATCGTGCCAGAGGTCGGGCTCTCGACCCCGAACCACCAGATGTGGGACGGCTCGGCGTGGGTGAATGCCTCGGTGCTCTATCCGACAGAGATTCCTTACGAGGGCACGATCCACAACCTGCACATCGACACCGAAACCGATGATGAGCACAGCTACACGCTCGCCAATGGTCAGGTGGTCCACAACCTCTTTACGAATCCCGAATGAAGAAAATCTATGCAATCTCGACCGACGGCTCTCACCCGGCATCTCTCCTCGCAGCCTGGCAGAGCGATCACCGCACGGCTCTGCGAGCGTCCTGGTATCAGGACTCCGCCGATGGCATCTGCTGGCTGGTCTTCAAACCTCGGAATCTGCGGGAGCTGCTCACCATCCAGTCGATGCCTGGCCTGACGGTGCTGCCCGATCTTGAGGACCAGATGACCACACTGAGTCCTCATCATGTAGCTGCGATGCCGAGCGGTGCTCTCGTAACCACGGAGCACAACACGTATCAGGCAGCGTTGCGACTTTTCAATCACTATCAGTGGCACCCGTTTCATCCGCTCGAAAGGTAACCGATGACCCTCACCGATCTTCAGGCCGCGCTCGCCTACCTGTATCCCGCCGCGTCCATGCCCGGGGCGAATAACTGGAGCCTCGCCACCGATGCTCAGGGGAACGCCTCCATCCTCCTCTGGAATAACACGCTCGGAACCCAGCCCACGACCGACCAGCTCGCCACAGCTCTCACGGCGACGCAGACGGCTGCTGCACGAGTGACTCAGATCGCGACGCTCACCGCCTCCTATGGGAAGGCGAGATACGGGACGCCGGTGTCGCTCACGGTGGGATCGACCACGCTGACCTTCCCCACGGACACCGCGACTCAGACGAATGTCACGGGCTATCTGGTAGCGTTCACCGCGACCAATGCACCGGCTCAGATGCCGTTGCAGGATTCAAGCCAGACGGTCCAGATGCTCACCTATGCGGAGCTTCAGACCCTGGCCCAGGCAATCGCGAACGAGTCCATTAGCGCATTCACGACGCTGGTGAACCTGACCGCTCAGGTGGATGCTGCCGCCACGGTCGCTGCTGTCCAGGCGATCACCTGGCCGAGCGCGTGATCACGGAAAAGAGCCCCACGATGCCAGACACGACGACACTCGACCTCATCCTCGCGGAACTGCGCGAACTTCGCAGCGACTATAACGACCACGCCCGCGAGACGGGTGAGCGGATGTCTGCTCTCGAAACTCAATTGAAATACAACATCACAGGAAACGGGCAGCCATCAAGACTCCAGTTGCTTGAGAGAGCCGTCGAGCAGCTTCAGGCCTGGCGCTGGAGAGTCGTGGGAATCGCGACGGGTGCATCCTCGACGATCTCCCTAATCGTCGCGTGGCTCGTTCGCAAGTGAACGGCGTCATCGTAGATGTCCGAGGAAGCCCCCGCCCCGGTGCCAGCGATCACCATCCTCAGATGAGGGAGGGCGAAAGCCTTGGTGGTGAACTTCAGGGGCTGGCCATCTGGTGAGACGGCCAGCGTGTCGGTGGCAATTAAGGCCTGCTCCGAGTCGGTGAAGAAAATCAGCGAGGACATGAGAGCCTATTTCGCCGCTCTCTTCTGCTTCGCCCATCTGGCCCGCTCAGCCGCAGCGATACGGGCGCGTCCTTCGGCGCTCATCTTCCGCCTCTTCCCAGCGGAACGCCCGACTTGATGACCATCTCGGACTTCCGAACCCATAAGTAGACCGGTGCGGACCTCGCGCAGACGCCTAATCTCTGCGTCAATCTCGGCAACGATCTGATTCATTTCCACTAAACCTCCTCCTTTGATTAAGGATAACCAATGAGCGACAGCACGACCACTTTCCATCTCGCCAAGTTCACCGCAGGACAGAGCGGTTGGGCGAATGCCATGAACGCGAACCTCGATACCATCGACGCGCAGCTCGCCGAGAGTCAGACCGGTCCTGTTGGCCCCACAGGCCCCGCTGGCGCGACAGGCGCACAAGGGCCAGCCGGATCGACAGGACCCACCCTCGTAAACCAGTTTGACAACAACTACTCGGTATGGATGGCCGAGTCAACAATCTATGTTCGCAACAACGCCACAGGTGCGACGGTGACAGGCACAGACCTGGCTGTGCTCATCAACCCAATCCTCGTTGCCAACGCGGCGGTGGGAGGAAGTTTCTATTTCCACCCGGGCGTCTACAGCATCGGTTCTCTCACGCAGGAGACGGCTACCGGAGGCTCGGCCTTCTACTACGGCATCGGCATACCGTCGAATACTTTCTACACCTCCGTGGAATGGCGCTTCACCGGTGCGACAACCACGGTGTGGCTCGGCGAGGACGGAGCAACCACCTCTAACAGTACGGGAGTGGTCTTTAGCGTAACCCCTGACGCGATGGCAGCGGTCGCTTCCTCCAACGAAGTGGCGGTCGTCTGGCAAAGCCCAATCACCAACTGCACGCTGGTTGCAACCAACTGCTCAAACAGCGTCTACTTCTCCAACATCACCTTCCGCCTCCCGACGAATCAACGAGGGAACACGTCCGGCTCCATTATGTGGTTTGCCGGTAACGTCGGATACGAGAATGTAGTGGCGGATTTTGCGCTTCCTTACGAATCCATAGCAGCCGGGAACGCCCCTGTGCAAGGCACGATCGGTTCCTGGGGACTAACTTCCTCCGTAAGTAGCGCCGGGAATTGTCAGGCATTCAGCAATACCTATGCTACCGGTTTCGATACCGGGTACGATTTCCTCTCTGAGCACATCTCCTGTGTCAGGACGGTCACTGCGATCTACTGTAACCTTGGATTTGTATTTGGGCGGCTAGGTGGCAGCGCCGCAGTGTTCCACCCTAGCTCGTGTTCATCTATCAGCAGCCAGGAAAACCTGACCGATATACAGTTCGGACCCGGTATGATGGCCGGTTCGCGTGTCGATCTGCATGCGGTGGACATCGAATTGGGAGGGGACTCCAACTGGTATTCACATACAAGCAATTTGTACCCGATTGTCTATGAGTGGAACGTCGGTAATAGCGTCGGGCGAATCACCTTCAGCACAGTGAAGGCGGGCCTTGGTCTGATACCGTGCGGAAACTTTTTCACCTTGGGCGGAGCGAATTTTAGAACCGAGGGCTACTTAGCCGGGGCCGTTTCACAACGAGCCACGGCAGACGACTTTGCTCGCTCTTCTCTTGGTCCAAACTGGAGTGTAGGTCAGGGCAGCGCGGCCATCTCCGGCAATGTGCTCCTGGGTGGAACGATTGGACCGGCTACCAACAACATCTACTGGGTCGCGAATTCCTTCAATGGTCCGCAATTTGCCCAGGTCCATTTACATTACGCCGGAAATAACAACGGCATGGGGCCACTCGTCTATGGAAGCGGGAGTGGGGAGACGTTCTGCGGCTATTTGATCCAGGAGCCCGCTGGCGGTAACTCCCAAATGACTTTGTTCAAAGTTGTCAACGGAGCTTATACGACACTTGCGACGGAGTCGGGCACTCCAAGTCTTCAAAACGACCAAATAAGATTGGAAGTCATCCCAAACCCAAACGCGTCGTCGGTGACGTTGCACTGCTATAGAAACAACGTGCTGGTGCCCGCATTAACAACAGTGGATTCGAGCAGTCCGCTGTTCAGCGGAGCCCCCGGCGTCTCCATCTACAGTAACTCGGCTCAGTGCGGCGTGAGTCAATTTTCAGGCGGTAGTTTCGATCGTTTATAAGGACCCCTTGCGATGAAGTCACCCTGCTCGAAAGGACACAAGACATGGGATACGGCTGGGGCTCGAACTGGGGCTACAACTACGGCGGCGAGGATGAACTCCTCGTTGGAGACATCACTGCCTCGCTCATCTCGAACAACATCGCTCTCTCGGTGATCACCGCCGGGTGTGCCATCTCTGGCGTCCCATCGATCCAGGTGGACGCAATCGCAGGAGTCGAACAATGAAGGTCATCCTTTTCAACCAAAATGACAATCTCGTGCAGCTCACCGGCGTCACCGACTCGACGGGCGCACCAGTGACAGGTGCGATGCTCAGCGGGACGCTTACGCCGGTGGCCGGTGGAGCGGTCGCGGCGAATCTCACGTTTGGCGATCTGAATGGGCAGCCTGGGAACTATCAGGCATCACTCCTCGCTGCGGACGTGCCAGCCCCGGGGGCGTATACGCTGGTGGTGTCGGGCACGGCGAACGGCCTGACGCTCAGAGTGCAGGCGGATGCAAAGGTGCTTACGCGGAGGATATGAGGAACGTCTGACAGGTATGACGGCGCTGATATCCGGGATCGTGACCGCGCGGCGGCATTGATCCTGAGGGGAAAGCGACCGGACTTGAACAGGGGTGAATTCTCTGAACGACATCCTGAAGAGACTTCTTCAGACACTCTCTCTCGCGACGAAGGAGTCCTTTGAAAAAAGTGTCCAATCATTCTGGCACTGATCCTTAGAGTCAAGCCAGTGGAAGTCTGGTCGATGTGAATAGACTTGTTCATCTGCGGTGAGCATCAGGAACGTATTATGCATTGCAATTCTCTTCGTCGTCAGCGGCGGCAGTTTTATCGGCTGTCTTGTTCCGTAGAGGAGAAGGTGACGCGTTGTAGGATAGCTGACCCACGGGGCGTTCACGATGCCGTTGGGTTGATTGGGCGGACCGTCCAACGACACTGGGTTGTCCGAACCAATGAACTGACCAGTCTCACTGATTAGCCATCCCCACCGCCTCTGCATCAGTTCCGGCCCCGCGTCGGGCAGGAGTGCGGCCCCTTGTTTGAAATAGAATTCGACGGGTGGAGAGAACTCTATTTGTCCCGATTTAATGCCCTCTAGGGCTTGAGCATAATCTGTGCCGGGTTCACCTTTCGAAACTCCGGCGTTACGCAACGCTCGTGCCCATGCCTCTGGGCTACTTAGCGCTTCCTCTTGAAAGCTTATATCGTAGGCTCTTCGAACGACCTCTCTGAAGGTCGGCACCCTGATCCACTGTATCGCCAGATACTCAACGAGGAGGCCGAGTTCCCATGAGTCCTTCGGACCTCTCATATCTCTCGTGAGTCTTCTGAGCAAGGGAGCAAGTTTGTCCTCTATCTCCGCAAAATGCGATTCGATTACGAGGGGATCGGGCACAGACGGGTCATCGATCCTGTTAAAGTCTCGCCGGTGTCCAACCTCCGAAGGTTTGCACCTCCACTGCTTCTTCCTTTTCAGGTCTGTCACGTAGATCATGCCGTCCGGCTGATCGGTGTCGGTAAACCCGGCGAGCCAACACTGCGGCACAAAATGATGGGCACGAGCTTCGCCAGCGCGTGGGGAGGTCATTGGCTCAGCACCTTTTTGAGAATCATCCGAGCCAGTGCAACGCTGTCCGTTACCGCACACGCAACTTTTGGCGTCGGCGTGTCGATGTCGTCGCGGGCCAGACGGACGGCGCAGATGATGGACGCGCAGATCGCGACGGTGCTGGCGTACCGGGCGCTCTGTTGGTTCTCCCACGCGATCTGGCGTTTCATCTCCCCCATCCCGGCCAGCATAGGCGAAAATGAGGCGAAAGTCATCCACAAGCGTCGAGGTATATCCTGCCGATATTGAAGAATTGAGGTTGGGGCTCAAGGTGTCAGTGGCTGTCTCACTGGCTATCTCGGTTGGCTGGGTCATCAAGCTTTCCACACTGGCGAAAATGCTCAGGGCGCTATGGCGCAAGCTGTGTGCGATCTTCTCGAACATCAAGCTAATGGAGGCGAAAATGGCAAAGTCGGCGATGTTGTGCAGATGCGTGCGGTGGGGAGCGGCTCTGTGGGGCCTGGTGGCGTAGTCTCCCAGCCAATCGACGAGAAGCGGCGACAGACTTCCTGATTACCGCCCCAGCAGGGCCGCTGAGGGTTCGATTCCCTCTCCCACACCAGTTTCGCCAACGACAAAAAGCCCCGGGCAATTGAGCCGGGGCTTTCGTCATTTTCACGTCACGCTTCTATTGCTGCTTCGCGATGACCTTGCAGATCGGCTTAATCTCTCGCCTGAGCCAGTTCTTCTTGCTGACGTAAAGCGGATTGTTCGCGCCGTCGAGCAGAACCAACTGGTACAGCACCACGGTGCCGGTCATCAGACTGCTGACCTTCTGATAGTCGGTGTGGATTGTGAGCGAGTGCGGCGTCTGCGGATTCGTTACGAACGAGGCGGCGGGGCATTCGTCGGAGAAGCGGCGATAGACCTCCCAAATCTCCGAATGCTCGTAAGTGCTGGTGTTGGCACCGCCTCCGGCGACGACAACTCCGCCGACGTTCGTCGCTGCGCCTGCCGCGCTGGTCGCGCTGTCTGTTTCGGTGTTGGCAGCGATGAGGACGACGGGACGTGTCTGAGCACTGGCAACCGCACATAGAGAGCCAAGGACAAGCAGCAACAGTACAGCCAGCGATTTCATCGACCTTCTTCCTTTCGGTTCGTCTTCGTGGGACATTGTTTCGGGCCAGGGCCGAGCCGGGCAATCACTCGACCGGGGCATCTCCAGGATCTTCGCTTTCCGCTGACCTGGAGGCGGCTCGTCCGGATCGAAGCCAGGAGGGGCTTTAGAGTCGAGCCCGATGCACCAGAGTACTCCGGAGTGCTCCAGATACCAGGAGGCGATCACCAACTGATCGCACGTCCGCCAGTATTCCGTGCTCGCGGGCTCGACCTGGCGAAGCTGATCGACGAGCCCACAGAGTTCGCGGAGCGTAATGTCGAGGACGTCCTTCGTCATATCCGCACCCCTTTCATCCGACGGGCCTGGGCGCGACGACGACGCGCTTCCGCCGCGAACACGGTGTGCCGTGGATCGCCGGACTTCTTCAGAGTCTCTGCTATATCAGCGATTCGTCCGGCCTGAACCAGTAGGGCGTTCGTCTCAGCGAACTGCTCTCTCAGCACGTCATTCGCTCGGCGTGCACGCCGCTGATCCCAGTCCTGAGGGTCAAAATGTCTGCCGATCTTCATCTTCCTACGACGGCTAGTGGGCAAATGAAAACCTTCGAAGAGCGACGCCAGTTCGGCGGTCGTCCGGATCGGAGTCGTGCTCATCGCGCACCTCCGCGCCGGAAGATGACGTTCCTGTGAGCCTGCATCACGCTTCTGCTCCTCTCACCCTGATCTGGAGCACAAGGCGGAAGTCGGCGAAGTTCGACCTGCATCCGGGAGATGCGGCGGCGAGCGCTGCGACTGCGAGTGATGATGGTCATCGCGAACCTCCCTCGTCGCCCGCCAGCGTGACACTCGCCCCCATCCGTCCCATCGCCTCGATCATCTTCCGCTCAAGCCGATGCTGGCGCTGCTTCACCCAGGGTGAGTAGTACCTCTCTGTGATACGGATGGACGCGTGGCCCAGCATCTTGCTCACGTCCTCAAGCGGCACGCCAGCCAGCAGCATCTCGACGGCGAACGTGTCGCGCAGCATGTGAGAGTGGAATTCCAGGGGCTTCCCGTGCTCATCCCGGAATGAAAGATGCTTTTCGTTCAAACGCGCGATCTTCTGCGTCCAGGTGGTGGAGAGAGAGGCCAGAGTGCAGGTCCTCGACCAGAAGAAGTAGTCCGCGTGGATGCCGGGTCGAGCAGGAAGATCATTGAGCGCCCGAACGACATGATCGGGAACGATGACGCTGATCGGGCGGCCCGACTTCTTCATCCTCGTCGTGAGCCGGTTCCCGACGATGGCCCGGCGTGGCAGGGCGGCGGCGTCGCCGATCCGGAGCCCGGTCCAGCGCATGAGGAGGAACAGCGCACGTAGCTCGTGCCCCAAGCGGTCGCACTCGCGCCGCTGCCCCTCGTCGTACTGATCGGTCGCGGCGAGGAGTTCCTCGAACTGCTCCTGCGTGAGCGGTAGAGTCTGCTTCTGGTCGCCTTCGATCGCCTCCAGGTGATCGCTTGGATCGCGCTCGATGTGTCGGAGCTTCGTCGCCCACCAGAAGAATTGCCGCAGGTGACCCAGGAACGCCTTCTGGG